CTATGGCCACGGTGATGTCACAATTTTTTCCGGGAAACCGCATATCTCTGCCAGCCCGGTCAGGACCTTTCTGTTGTTGATCTTTATGAGAACATTGACATCCAGGAGATGGAACACTTTGTCAACAATCTGCACGAGTTCGAGTTCGTTGAGCTGAGACTTGCTGCCAATGACATCCACGTCACATTGGTAAAACTCACGGTATCTTCCCTTCTGAGGGCGGTCGGCTCTCCAAACCGGCTGAATCTGGTAACGCTTGAACGGAAATGATATTTCATTCTGATGCTGAACCACGTACCTGGCAAACGGTACGGTCAGATCATATCGCAAACCTTTCTCACAAACTTGAAGTGACAGGGCTTTGCTGTTGTATGATCCGTTCTCGTATCTGAACTTGTCATAATCAATCCCGGCAAATGCGTCCCCCGAGTTCAATACCCTGAACAGCAGTTTGTCTCCTTCATCGCCGTACTTGCCTAGCAGGGTGGAAAGATTTTCCATTGAAGGCGTGTCAATCTGTGCGTATCCGTATGTCTTGAAAACACTCTTGATAGTGTCAAATATGTAATTGCGTTCGGCCATTTCTTGTTGGCCGAAGTCGCGTGTCCCCTTAGGGATTGAAGGTTTCTGTGCCATAATGTATCAATACGTTCGTGCAAATTTAATATATTTTGCAGAATCTGCGCTTCTGTTTCAGTTTAACTCTATGGTTTTTTTATTCGTTGATAAGGGTATTGGGAATGCTGATTCTTATCGATTATTTGTTTTTATAAAAAAAAGCTTTACCTTTGTACCCAACATCGCGGGGTAGAGCAGTTGGTAGCTCGTCGGGCTCATAACCCGGAGGTCAGAGGTTCGAGTCCTCTCCCCGCTACAAAATCGGTCTTAACTAATTGTAATACAGTTAGCTACGCCTCCGAAAAGGAGGATTGCCGAGACAGCATTGAGACAATTTTCTTTCAGGTACCACCGGTGCCTGAAAGAAAAAAAATGTCATCCAGCCAAAATTCTTCCATCCCTGCAGTAATTAAATCCTACACCATGCCGGTCCTGGCATGTGCAAAATGCTACTGGTACATCTCATTCTATGCCTATGATCCGGCCCAGCAGAAGCTCCGGAGAAAGAGAATCAGGATATCTCCGAATTTCAAGAAGGTCTCTGACCGGAGACAATATGCCAATGACCTGCTTGAGAGAATCACTCTGGAGCTCCGGCAAGGCTGGAATCCCTGGATCAATTTCACATCTCCAGAGCAATATGCCACATGGCAGGATGTCTGCACCGAGTACCGGTCATACATCAGCAGGTGCAGATCAGAAGCTCTGATGAGAGATAAGACCTGGAAAGGATACACATCCTTCCTCGACAATTTCAATTCCTGGAATGATGCTCAGCATCGGCCAATCTTCTATGCCTACCAGTTCGACCAGAAGCTGCTCACCAGATTTGTGGACTGGCTATGGCTCGACAAAGGCCTCAGTGTCCGTACCAGGGATAACTATGTGATGTGGCTGCACACCTTCAGCAAGTTCCTCACCGGCCATAACTATGTCGAGTCAGATCCATCGGCCTGCCTGCAGTGCATAGGTGGCAAGATCAAGAGCAATAAGAATCGCACTGTCATTGCTGCTGAAGGAATGGCCAGGCTGAAGGATTGGTGCCTGCAGCACAATAAGCATTTCCTGCTGGCCTGCTATATTCTGTACTACTGCTTCATCCGGCCCAATGAGATGAGCTACATCCAGCTCAAGCATATATCCATCGAGAGAGGCACCATCTACATTCCTGACTACAGCAGCAAGAATGGAAAGGATGGTACGGTCACTCTCCCAGATGTAGTCACCAAGCTGATGATCGAGCTCGATATCTTCAAGCATCCTGACAATCACTACCTCTTCAGCAAGGCTCTGATGCCTGGACCGGAGAGGCATTCGGCCAAGCAGTTCACTGACTACTGGAGCACCTATGTGAGAAAGGCTTTGAATTTCCCTGACAAATGGAAATTTTACTCCCTGAAGGATACAGGCATCACCGACCTCATCAGAGAGCACACCGATCTGCTAACTGTGAGGAATCAGGCAAGGCATCACAGTCTCCTCATGACCGACATCTACACCCCTCATGATATCGAGGAAGCCAATGATGTCATCAAGCACAGGAAGGCAGCATTTTAGCCATTTTCAACAGATTGAATGGTATTTTTGCGAGTAAAATAATACCAAAAAGAGGAGGCTTGCTTCACAGCAGACCTCCTCTCCAATTATTAACACATCTACTACTTTAGGAAAATTTTCATCCCCAGCCTGATCAGCAGGTAAAGCAGAGCTCCGGCCACCAATCCCCATAGGATCTTGCCGGATGTCATCCACAATCTCTGCCACCAGGAGAGCTGCTTCTCTACCTCCACTATCACTGTCTGTACCTCCTGATGCTGCTCCTGTACCTCCTTGGAGTGATAATGCTCAGGCACCTGCACCTCCTTCTTCAAAGCTCCTGGCTTATTCCATAAAGTATGATGCAGATGCCCTGTAGAGTCGATATAGGAGTCAGATGCTGCCAATCCAGTCTCCAGATGGGAGGAGTCTGAGGAGGCCAGAATGGCAGAGCTGCTCTCCACCGGTATGGCCACCTCGATAGTATCCACATGGAAGATTGTGGTGTCCTGATATCGGACCACCACTGAATCCCTAACATTGGTCTGCACAGGAAGATACTTATGGCAGCCACAGCCAGTGGCCACCATAAGCATCAGAGAGAGAGAAATGAGGAAAGAAGAGTATTTCATTGTACTGTGATCTGGATTGATTCTCCTCGGTCATCAGCAGCCTTGAGCTTGTCATACAGAGGCCAGAATGTGGCCTTGGAGTCAAGCACCTTGCCGACCACCTTATTCTTGCCGACAATGATGCAGCCGGCAGAATCATTGGCAGTGTTACCGATGTGTATCAGCACACCCTCAAATGATGGTACATTGAGCAGCCTAGGCAGATATCCCTTGCATTTGGCATAGTTGGGATATTTGGAAAACTTAGGTGACTGCACCTTCATTGTGATTTTGTAGGTGCCATTTGGGATGGCAGTCTCGGAGTAGATCTTCTTCTCTCCGTTGTCAAAGACTCCATTCCTATTGGCATCCCTGTCCTTATCCTCGATGGTATCACAGTAATACTGGCCATCGATGTAGAGCCTACCTATGGTGTAGGTCTCTTTTCTAGCAATCCGCTTCAGAGTCAATTTCATGATTCTTCTTGTCTTTTTCTAGTTCGATGGTAAGATCTCCTTTGGTGAATTTCGCCCTGGATAATTTTGACAGGGATTCGATTAAGTAAGGTGCCTGGAAGATCGAGGCAAAGCCGAGGAGTATTCCACCGGCTTTGAGCACTGATCCATCAATTACACCCATCGGAGGCACAAAGAATCCACCTATGAAGAGAGCTACCGAAGTGATGGTACATACCCATGCTCCAACAGTCTTTTTCATAAGGCATCCAGTTTACAAATGTTAATCGATTGTAGCAATCACTGCAGCATCAAGGTCTGCAATACCTATTGATTTCAATCCGTTTGAAGTCAGAGCATAGAGCTTGCCGGCAAAGGTCCATGTGAGAGGATAATTGCCTTCAGAGGCAGCAAATACCCTGACCAGAGAGCCATTGAATGGAGCAAAATTCTCATAGTTACCTGCTCCCTGGTGTTCCAAGGCTGATGCCTTGAATGTCGAGAAAGCAGAGAGCTGGCTGGTAGCCAGGTCTATATTGCCGAATTGAGCCTTGAAATCGGCCAGCATAGCTGCATTAAGCTCTGAGAAGGATGGAAGAGTAGAAGGATCATAGGCAGCCTTCATCACACCTCTTCCAAGTGCTATTGCAAGTGCCATGACTAATCCTCCTCTGCTTCAGGTGCAACATAGTAGCCAGATCCCCAATAGACATCATAGGCCGATGTGATTGAGGCCGGCACAGTAAGCTCGGAGATGTACATCGGAGACCAGTCATACACAGAGAAAGGTGCTGCTGATGCCTCATCCTCATTGAAGAGCTTGGCTGTCATCACCTCATCGATGTTGCTGGTGGATGATTTCGGTCTCAGGTAGATTGTGAAAGGCAGTCCACCCAGAGAGAATTTCCCATCCTTCACATGACCATTGACAATGCCATGAGCCACAATCCTGGTGGCTATCATGACCGGAGAGATTTGTTTTTGTGACATAAGCTTATAGATTTATAGAATTATTACAAGTTCACCCATCCGGATCCTCGATTGATCTGCACTCCGGATGATGTAATTTTGAGGCCTATCGGCTGGCTGGAGCTGTTAATACCCTGCATCATGATCTGAGGCTTGGAGTTGGAATCCAAGGCAAACACAGCAGAGAAGGCATTGCCCAAATGGATGGCCACACCATTGGCTCCAATCTGGATGGATTGCTCGGTACCGGATGCCACCAGGATATTACCTGTAGAAGTATTGGCTAGTGTGAATGTAATCCAGTTCCAATATGGCTGCTCTGAGTCCACCCACCACTCCCATGAAGCACTGACTACAATTGTATAAGTTCCAGGCTGAAGATTGAAAGTAGCACCGCCATAGGTGCAATCTCCCCATGTTGATCTGGAAGTAGCAAGCTGTGAATAGAAGCTGCCATCCTTATACAGTGTGATGGATGTTACATTATTGTAAATGTCTCCACCATAGTATCCTTGCTGAACAGAGCCTTCTATGGTAAGCCTCGGAATTACCACCTGAGTATTTGCAGCATTCACCTGAAATCTGCAGATTGTCATAGTGCCTTGATCCTGGCCTCCCTGGCCCTGCTGCTGGTAAGTCTGGCTGATAGATACATGGTCAGTCGGATAAGAGGCCGAAGGAGTTCCGATATCGATATCTTCACCCTTGATGAGCAGCTTCTGCCTGTTGTTGGCATCGAACATGGTCATCTGATTATTCTGGATGATGATTCGCTTGCCGGTTTCAGCAGTTTTCAGGATCCTGATGACAGCATTATCGATGAAGGCTTGCTGAGCTGTGAGCACCTGAATGAATGAAGCATTAGCAGCTATCTCTCCGACATTGATATAGTCAGCAGAGATGGCTGATGCCAGCAGCAGAGGAGTGATCATCGGAGCCATGCTGGTCATCTCGGTCCAGTAGGTAGAATGGCCCAGAGGCTTGGAGGAGCTCGATGTGTGAGTGACCTTACACATGTAGGCATGATACACCTGAGTACCCACTACTGCCATAGGCACATCTACAGCTATATCGACATATTTCAGATTATCGGTCTGCAAAGCTGAGTCATTCCGGTATTCCTTGCCGGATTCCCAGACAGTGATACGGTACACACATCCGGAATATCCTCTTGGACCGGTATCTCCAGTGTCTCCTTTGCTGCCATTTGAGCCTCTTATGCCAATGATTGCCTTGGATGTCTTGGTAGTATTGCCATTAGTGTAAGTGATCACCTCATAATTCCAAAGGTATGGCTTTGAAGCAGTCGGAGTAACTACAGATGTGGAGAAAGCACTGTCTGCAGGAGCAGTAGTGCTGTTGCTGATGGCATAGTATTCCACAACATTGGCAATGCCTACACCATCGGTACCATTAGTGCCATTCGAGCCCCTAGTGCCAATGATTGCCTTGGATGTCTTGGTGCTGCTGCCATCGGTATAGTTGATCTTCTCATAATTCCAAAGGTATGGCTTGGATGCTGTTGGATTCACCACCGATGTGGAGAAAGCACTATCTGCAGGAGCAGTAGTGCTGTTGCTGATGGCATAGTATTCCACAATACTTGAGATGCCAACACCATTGGAAGGTATGGCCACCTTCCCTGTATCCTGGCCATTGATCCACCAGTGGCCATTGGCTCCTATGACCGGAGTATCACCATCTTGGCCATCTCTGCCAGGAGCTCCATCCTGACCATCCCTGCCATCCTGGCCATCTTGACCATCCCTGCCTGGTGCACCATCCTGGCCATTGGCTCCATTGGTACCATTCCTGGAGATGCTATAGCTTACAGTCCTTGAAGAATCTGTGTAGTTGGTGGTGGTCCTGGTCCATAGATAACTACCTGCAGCCACTACAGGGATATTGAGCTGCCAGCCGGATGTCGGAGGAGTAGTGCCGGATGCCGATGCAGCATATTCGACAATGACAGTGCTGATGCCCTTGCCGGATCTGGCCACTGAGTAGCTGGTGGAAGTAGTTCCATCTGTATAGGTGATGACAGTCCTGGTCCAGAGATAGTAGTTATCTATTATCTCCGGCATTATGGACTGCCATCCCTCAGTAGGAGTCCTAGTGGCAGAGTCGGATGTGGCATAAGAGATGGTGACAAAGCTTACACCTACACCATCATGGCCATCCTGACCATCATGACCATCCTTGGCCTTCCTCCTGACTACAATATGACCTCTTGCTGATTCAGACATGTTATTCAGCTACTGGAGCACCCTCGATGATTGATAATACAATTCTTGCAATGTCCTTGGCATGAGCTCTCCAGCTCTGGTATGCTGCATACTCTGCCAGATATTCTGCCCTCTTCTCCTCGGAGATCTCGGAATCAGGATCCTTGGCCAGCTCATGATTGGCCTGCAGTGCCTGATTGTCATCGGCATTGTACCGGTCATTGATGATGGCAGAGATGATCTCTCCATAGCTCTGGCCTTTGACATCGATACTCTCACAGGCCTTGATGTCTGCAGGTATATCTTCACCCTCTCTAGGCTCCGGATCTGTGAAGTCAAAGAAGATTCTGGTCAGGCTTCCTTCCTGAACAGCTACCACTCCACACTCAGGAATGGCTGAAATCTGTTGCAATGTTCTCATGATGTATTGATTTAGTGATTATTCATCGAAGTAGTAAGAGCTCTTGCCATCACCGAAGGCTCTCTTCCTGATGATGACATTCTCTACAGGAAATATCTGCTGGCCCTTCTGCTCTGCCTGCCTGGCCTGATCGAGTACATTCTTGATCTCGAATGCAGATGTAACAAATTTGCACCTCTCTCCGGATGCAGTCTCATACAGGACAGCATACCTGTCCTTTCCTTTGGATGTGGTAATGCCTGTCTCAAAGTCTATGACCTTGATAGGCACATTGAGTATATCTGTGATAGACACACTCTTTACCTGATAGTATTTCTTCCCATCTTTGGTCTTTCCACTGGCCTTGATGCCTTTATCAGCGAAGCTCATATCATTCTCGGTTACAACCCTCCACAGGTGCCTGCAATTTCCCCATTTGCACCATCCCCAATAGGATGCCTTCACCTGCTTCAGTTTCGTTTCATTCGTTATTCGATTTACTTTTAATGCAAAGTTATGCTTTACGGATTTGCGAAGTCGGACATTTTCTCTCGAAAAGACATAGCCTAGATAGTCAATGCTTCTTCCTACCACCTCTCTGCCTTCTTCGCTTTTTCTTCTTTTTCCCATAGTCAAGATGTGCTATCGGTGCTACAATTACATTGGCCTTGATAACTAGACCGGCTTCATCCGACATCTTCTCATACTCATTGTATTGTGCCCATGCTTCAGCCTTGGTCCTGGCCAATCCTACAGTGTCATCACAATATCGGAGATAGCATTTACAATGAAGATTCTCCTTCATCCGATGATCAATATAGCTTGCAGCAAAATTACCTATTGGCTGGCTCGGATACCCTCCGATGGGCACACCTCTCTTTTTTGATCTGCTCTTCATTCAGCATATCTAGTATGACCTGGCCAGAATCATAATTGAATATGGCCACCTCCAATAACTCCAGGAATTTCTTATCCTTGAATTTTCTCTGAAAGGCCTGCATTGCCACATCATGAGGAATGCTCTGATAATACTTTTTGTAATCGGTTTTCCAGAAATACCGATACTCCGGATATCTCCGAAGCATCATCTTGAATCTCTTGACTCCAAAATGGAGACCTTTGCCTGGCACACATGAGAATGTGTCATAAATCAAGCTCTTGTATATGTCTGGACCGACAACCCTCATAATGGCATGGTGAAGAATTCTCCAGGGATAGTATTTCTGCCTGGAGATAATTCTTCGCTTTCCGCTATCAGCCTTCAGTATCATATCTCGATAATCCGGATCAGGAAAGTCTAAAGTGAGAATCATGGTCCGGAGAGCCTGAAGATCCTCCTCTGCTCGGAGATTATGTCTCCGGATCCATCGATTCTTTTTTACCTTCCCATCCTGAGCTTCCTTATCAGCAGCTCTCAGATTATCCATATCGGCAATCTGCTCGAATATGTATCCTTTTCGTTTTGGCATAGATTGAATTTTACCACCATACTGACCATTTTTCAGGCCCAAATTTGTCGAGTCCGCTTGCAATGACTCGATGCCCAGAGCTTTCGAGAATAGACCTACTAGCACTGCTTGCTTTGCCATTTCCGGCATTGCCTTTCCGCTACGAGATTTTTCGACATCGAAGCCGGATATCGGCTCCTACATTGCACTACAAGATGCAAGGTCGAGGCTCAGGAGAATGTATCTTTTTCCATTGTATGGCGAGAGCCGATATTCGAGTTCGAGTTCGACCAACCGTTATTCGAGTTCGCATAGCCGAGACCGGCATTCGCACCGTTGTTCGCATTACCGCCCCAATAAACCACTCTCATTCTCCTTCTGCCTACCATCTTCACCTGTCGGCTTTCAAAGCCTCCCTGGTGGATGCCAAGGAGGCATGGAAGATGGTTTACCAAAACCTATCGGAATAGATTAAGAAATTCCCAAAGATGTCAAAGAGCTTACCTGGCCTACTGCTCTGCTACAAGCTGAGCTCCGGACATTACGGTCAGCTTGCCATAATAGGCAAGGCGAGAGCCGAGACCCGAGTACGAGTACGACCAACCGCTATCCGAGGTCGCATAGCCGAGACCGGCAGTCGCACCGTAGGACGCACGACCGCCCCAAAAAACCACCTGACCTGTATTATTGGCATAGTGATAGTCACACCAGTAGCTGGTACCACCGCCACCATGTACAGATGTGATGATGTCGAAGTATTCTCCGAGAATCACATTCTTCATGTAGCCATTGGATGTGAGCCTGCTGAGCTGCCTTTAGTCTCCAGAAGGATGAGATGCAAGCTCTGAAGCAGAAGGAAGCCTGTTGCCTTCATAGATGAATACCTCTGATCCGGTCTGACCGGCATTGCTTGAGCTGCCACAGTAGATACCCTGTGTGAATTCCCACTGAAGAGCATAAGGATCCTCAATACCGAGGATGCTGACATTGCTGGCACCCTGGACCTCTACACCACCAGATGTGGTCCATGCCTTATCTACCTTGCCGAAGGCATCTCCAAGCACCTTGGTAGCACCAAGATTCCAGGCAAGAGGAGTAGTGTAGTCGGAGCTGTTATTGGTACCGGTCACACCATTGCCCACCATAGCCTGAGCATTAGGATTGCCATACTCAGAGAGCAGAAGCATAATCATGAGCTTCTTATGGTCATAGTTAATAAGGCCCCAATCTCGGCCATTGACCTGAGCTGCATTCCAGAAAGCTGTGATGGTCTTGCTGCCAGCCGGAGCCACACCGCTTCTGGATGTCAGTGCTGTTCCAGACATGCTGCCCTTGTAAGCTCCGATATTGGTCTCCTCGATGAAGTGGCCACCGATAGGAATCATACTCATCCATAGTGTAGTCTCATTGGAGACAGCATCTGTGATGACTCTGTAATAGAGTCTCGGAGCATGGAAGAGTACATGACCGATACTCTCATCCAAGGTGGTGCCATCTGCATAGATGCTGGAATCAGTCTTGCCGAGCTTGGCAGCATGGCCATTATTCTTGACCAGATATCGGCCACACTGTGATTTGAATTGAGCCCACATGTCGAGATTGCCCACTCGGCCCCAGGCTGGAGATGACTGTGATACCTGCTTGATAGGCACACCCCAAGCCACTGATCTGAGAAGCTGCTCATCTCCGGCATTGATGGATTCGATAAGTTTGTCAAGAGTGATTCTCCTGATGGAGCCATCAACCTCGACCATGATGCTGTTGGTCAGCAGAATTTGCTGCACCGAATCAGCAGAAGCTAGTGCTTTTAACATAACGGTAACGATTTATTTGTGAATAATTATGAATTAGTGTCATCGATAGAATCAAAGGTACAGTCAATCATGACCACCACATCATGTGATGTACCATCCTGCTGGTCTGTGTGAGCAGTAGTCACCTGAATCGAGCTGGAGGATCCAGTGGCCTTCTCCTCCCATGTATCACCATCCATGATTGACATGGCCCATACAGGATTGACCGGAGTCAGGACTGCTCCTGTAGACACCCTGACCAGCCTGGCTGATACAGTCACCGGAGAATTCTCAGCCACCTCTTTGTTTTCAGATGAAATGTATGGCACCAAGGCAATCTCATCCAAGGTGTCTATGATGCAGATGCCTGCTCGGAATACATACTGTACATCCTCAGAATGAAGATAGAATTCAGCTATGAAGAGCTGAGAGGCATTGATGTCATCCCTAGTGACTGTGATATTCTTCATGCCGGCCTTGGCAGTCCATTCTGTATTGCCCTTGTACCATTTGACATAGTATGTGGAGATACCGGATCCTGACAGCCAGAGCTCAGTGGCCAGTGTGATAGTCGGATGATCCACATCCATCTGAGTAGATGAGGCATTGATGAAGCCAAAATAAGAGCTGGAGCCAGCCTTGGCAATCTGGATATCTATGCTCTTGGTAAGATTGTATTCCACTCCCACCACTGTAGCCACACAGCCATATACAAGAGTATCATTGGCCACATTGATAGTGCTAGCCAGGTTATCCATGATCTTGAGAGCTCCGTTGCTGGTGTTCAATCCGAATTTACCAGTGGAGTCGATGATGTAGCTGCCTGATGTCGCACCGTTGAACACCAGAAGCACCCCATTGTAGGTCCATGTATGGCTAGAGAGATACACTGTATTGCCTCTTGTAGTGGATGCCCTCGGTGTGATCACCGGCCTATTGGCCTCTACAGTCCAATCAGGGATGACTGCTCCTGTCTGGTCATCCACTGCCTGATAGAGAGGCTTCCCATTAAGCTCAAGTGTGAGAAAGATGCTGTCACCATTCCTAAGTCTCTTGATGGTGATAGAGCCTTGTGCACTGTAATTGCTCATATTATTTCCTGTTTATTATGTCAATCATTTCTGCTGCTGTATGAATGGCACCACCAAGGAGAGCAGCCTTCTCTTCAAGAGAGCTGCCAGCCTGAAGAGAAGGAGCATTCATGACCTCCTTCTCATTGAGCACCACCTTGGAATTCTTACACCGATGGCCTACCACCGATATCTGATAGTCTATGACTCTGCTTTTTTCTGCAAGGATGTATTTCATGTCAATTGAAGATTAAGATATTCCCATTCTCATCTGTATAGATATTGTCATCCTCATCTGTGGCCACACAGTGTGCAGGCTTTTGAATGGCCTCGACATAGACATCCAGCCAGTCATTGGTATAATCTTCCCCAAGGCCGGTCTTTCTCAGATCAATCAGAGTCTTGTCACCTTCATTGTGCCTGGTGCCAATCTTGGCCACCGTATCAGTGTACCAGGTTATCTTCAGGATGCTGCCAGGACAATCCACTGCTCGGCCATCACTATCTACCTGCACCTGGTCATATCTCTGAATCTGTGTAGGCAGAATCCCTGACTCATTTACAGGAGAGCAGGTAAAATTCGGATATATTCGATTGATGGATATCTGTGCCCTAGCAGCTTCAGCATCATCGATGAATGCTTTGATGAGATAGTCTGCCTTGGTGATGAGCCTCAAATCAAATCTGATAGCTGTATTCGACACAGATACCACCTCCCTGTCATCCGAAGTGATCTCAGTAATAGAAGAGGCAGAATTCACCTTGTAGAGATGGATGGTGTATCCTGATGAGAGGAGATTGCCTCCATTGTAGACCTCGATAGGGATTGTACGGTCATATTCATTGCCATCCCTGGCAGCAGCCTCTGCAGCAGCAGATGCAGATATCATCCCATGTGCCACCTTGTACTCATACAGAGACAGCTTATCGAAGAATGGAGAATATCGGAGATTATTGGCATCTCCAATGGCTATGCTTGCTGTATCCTTGGATTTGTCAGTAGTGGATAGAATCAGAGCATCAGTCTTGATCTTATATGTGAGACCGGCCCTGGTATCCACCAGCCTGGCTTCAAAATGGATAGCTGCCACCTCTGATGGCTGGATATTCCTATAGATGGTAATGGATCCTCTAGAGTCTCCACTGCCATAATCTATCTCATACTGGCCTTCCCATGATGAGATTGTCTCGATATCGACACCATTGACATACCATTTCAGATTGGCCAGCTTCTTATTAGCTGCATGATCCGGCCAGGTATCATCAGAAGCTGAAGCATTGACCACTGGTCTGATAACTGTAGGAGATAGTATCCTGTCAGGCTCGAATTCCTGTGTATCCGGATTATAGACCTGAGTCATTGGACTGTATCCGGAATCACATTTTATGGCCACTGAGATATTCAGTGGAGCATAGTCTCTGTGTATTCTCTTTCTTGTTGTTTCCATATCAAATCTCTATAAAGGCCGAGCCGGAGAAATTCTCATCGATTGTGGCTGTTATGGTAAATACTGTACTATCAGAGCCGGTATTGCCAAGGTCATTGCATTCCTCTGAGAATTCGATATCAATCTCACCATCGAAGAGCCTTGCTTTATCGGTCATGTTCCAGGCTGCATCTTCCACCGGATCTCCGGAGTCTCTCACTATCCTCCATACAGTGACCTCTTCTGTCACCTCATCATACATGCCCTTCCATACTCTACATATAAGGTGCATTGTCTCTCCCCATCCGATGAAATTGTCTCCATTGGTATCAATTTCCAAGCGGAGAGGCAGCTCTGAATATGGCAGGAAGATTTCTCGGATCCATTGCTTGATTGCTCCAAGGCTGATCTTCTTCCACTCCTGCACATAAGGTGACTGCACCAGGAAGAGCAGAGAATCTTCCAGATTGGCATCCGGATAATCTACTACTCTAGGTGCTAAAAAAAAAAGCTCTCCAGATGGTGACTGGACCTGAATTATTGGAAATGCTTCATTGCTCCTCGGTATCTTCAGCAGCTTGCCCTCTTCAGCAAGTGTGAAGCTGAAATCACTCGAATTGAGATTGGCCCTGTCAGATGCCTTGATGCTTGAAGAGTCGAGAATGATTTCTTCGACATTGCTATCGATGACTGACCACTGCTTCTGGCTAGCGAAGAATTCCCATAGCCACCTAGCTTCAGTCTTACCCACATAGCCGGTATTCTGGCTCCACCCTCTTTCCGGATCCACTGTGATATTGACCTTCTTATCGGACTGCTCTGCTGATTCATGGCTGATGCTAGGAGCCAGGCTCAGTGCACCGGTGAAGCAGAATGTGTCTACACCTCCGAGAGAATTGACACACAGATAATAGTGTTCATTCCTGGATGCAGGTGTAAATACATATCTCTGAATATAGCTGTCTCTGGTGCCAGATCTCTCCACCCACACATCTACCAGGCCATTGAGCTCATCTGCATCATGGCTGCTAAGAGAGAAGAGATGTGCCATCTCCATATTGTAGGTATTGTATTCACCGGATGCAGCAGAGTAGACTGTCACTGTCTCCGGATTGCCGGTCAATGGATAGAATCTTGCCTTGACTGTACCGGCTGCTTCATGGTAGTATGACAGATACTCAGGCTGATTCCACCTGACCTGCTTGCTCTGAGGCTGCCATGTAAGCCAATTGGCCTTGAGAAAATTGCTGGCAGTGTCGGAAAGCTTCCTGACTCCACCAGATATCACCTTGAATGTCTTGGCAAGGCTGTTATCCACATAAGCTGAGAAGGTAGCAGCTCCTGCAGATTGGCTGAATACATTGGAGGATGGCAGAGATATCGATAGATATTGAGATACCACCTCCTGAATATCGATGGTGACTATATCGGTACCATCCGGAAAATATGTCTCTTCAATGATGGTAATACTATTCCTCACCAGCTTGAATGTAATAGCTGATGAGGAATTGATTCTGAATGCCTTGAGATTTCTCAGCAGGCTCAGGCTGTCTGGACTCTGTATTACTGTAGCCATCGGATTCGATTCGGTTTATATGGCAAATTTACAGATCAAGCTGCTAGCCGGATAGGACAATTTTTCTAGATTGCCACTGCATCATACCACTGATCAAAGTATTCCCTTCCGACATAGGTCCTCTGATCTCCGATTCGATGATCCTCCAGATACAGGTCTATCACTCGATGTGCATGGTATGACTCCTGACCGACATACTCAGGCTCCTGGAGAGAGAATTCCGGCTTCTCCACCTTGTACTGATCTTCAGCAGCCCACTCCCTGACATAATCACATCCATAAGGTGGCTCCCTGCTATCAATGGCTTCAAGCTCTGAATTGTTGAATACCCATTTCAATGTCGGAGGAGGAGGAGACACCGGCTCATCTTGCCGGCCATCCTCGAATGTCTTGACCAGAAGGAATTTTGCACTGAGGCATTTTATTCTCTTACCCACCTCATATTTCAGGTATGTAGGCAGAAGCATCTGGCCATTGAACTGCTTGAGGCTGTACATCTCATACTTGAAAATCTGCTCGATAGGCAGATTGAATTCAGCTTCCATCGCAATCTTATTATTCAGAAGGATATTGCCATATCTCTGCCAGAAGATAAAGTATTGCTCCTCTGCATTAAGATTGTGCTTGCCGGTCCTGATGGCACCAGAATCATCATATTTCTGAGTAGTAGCATACAGATATCTGCCAGTAGATGACAGACCGGCATAGTCAGCTATGATGATATCCTGCTCAGTATCCTGCTTGGAATTCTTGTAGCTGGTATTTCGATGCTTCCTCTCTCCAATGTATGGCATAAGGATTCCATCGACAAATACCATCGGAGGCATCAGATCCTCCGGAGAGAATTCTTCTGAAGCATCAGAATTGCCTCGATCATATTTGAAGTAGTTGGTGCCGAGCCTATTCTTTCCATCAGTCTTGATCTCATAGAAATCACCAGTGGCCAGTCTGAATGCCAATGTGCCAGGATAGGCATGTGGGAAATGTGCCTCATCATACTCAGTGTATCCATGATGCTTCTCGATGAGAGAGGATAGTGTATCTGCAGCAGCTTCGGCACCATCCAAAGATGTATCCGGAGAGAGCACCACTCTGGAGCTCTTATCATAGGTATATGCCGGTGAGCCGACAATCTCTGATGTGATATCCAGGTCAGAATGACCTGCAAGAATCTCATCGAGCAGGAGGATATCTACTGTCATGCTCTCCGGATGCACCGCAATCTGAGCATGGAATTTCTGCTGCAGCCACTCTATTATTTCGCTGACAGTCTTATTCGGCACCAAGTCAGCATAAGATATCCGGTTATTGCAGACAACATCACTGGTATTGTGTAGCAGGATGAGATTCTGTAAGTCCTGATGACTGGCAAAGCAGTTGATGCCCACAGTATATCCTAGCAGATCGAAAAGCTCTGAGAAGAATGCCTGTAATGTCAGGAATGGTGCCAGGCCATACCCTTCAGGCACACTGACCAAAGAATCACCTTCCTTCACCGACCTAGGAGCATGCTGCAGCTCATAGATGCCGGATGTGGTCTTGTTTGGCTCATTGTTCACCTGGTAGCCATCCTCCTCATTGTAATTGACCGCCACAGGTACCAGCCTGAATGCCGGATATGTAGCCGGTGTAGTATAGACAGTATTGAGCCATGCACTCCAAGCTGCTGGTGTAGCCTGGCTAGTAAGTACCTTCTGTGAGAAGATATCTCGAAGATTCTTATCCTTATGCTGGCTGTAGAATTCAGAATCCTCAAGAGCCATTGAGCAGGTGATGGATTCTTCAGTCGCATTGGCTATGACCAGCACACCCTTCTTCTGGAATACACCCTTTTGAATCGATGCCGGAAAGGCATTGACAAATACATTCTTCCTGGCAATTCGGTTTGGAAATCCGAGCTTGGCCTGGTCCGATGGTGTAGCAGGGATGGTAGCACCGATTGATGCTGCACCATCCTCAGAGAAGAATGCTGAATTCTGCTCTATCTCGAAGCTGAAATCTGAAGGAAGAGTCAGCTCTCCTTTTTCTGTTACAAGTTTCATTTCTTACCTGACATTTTGCGGAATAGCTGCTGAAGCTCCTGCTTACTGTTAAGATCTGAGAGAAGGACATAGGCAGGAATGCCATTCTCGATGATATACTGTAGCACATTGGTAAGCTGCTTTAAGATGTACGGATCCACAGTGCTTACCGGAGATGCTTGAAGGCTACCTGCTGAGCCGGATGTCATTCCACCATCTGCAAAGCCGGCCACTCCGCTTACTGCAGTACCTCTCTTCCTGGCCTGCTCCAATCTCCGGAATACTACTGGATTGGCTCTGACCATCGAGGCCGGTGCCACCCATTCATTGGCATGGACTACACCCACCTCCTGATAGTCATTGGAAGCCTGGCTGGTATAGCCTCCTGAACTGTAGCCAGTAGCCACTCTGGCACCGATAGATTGTGATGAAGCACCAGATGAGTTGGCTGTAGTGTTCATGATAGCATTCTTCTGAGCAATGATTGTAGCAATCTCTGCTGCAGTAGTGACACCAATCACAGCAGCCATGACACCACCGGCAATAGGGCCGAGCTGAGCAAAGCACTGCATGACCGCCAGAGCTCCGGCTGCAACAGTCTTGGCAATGTTCACCACCATGTCTGCTACAGCATATTTCTTCTGAGTCTCCAGCTTTTTCTCCTCATACTCAGCTTCAATTCTTTCTCTCTCCTCTGCATTATCACCGGCTGCTGCCAGCTCAGCCTGCATCCTGGCATCAAGATTGGCCAGCTCTGCATCTTGGAGAGCACTGACTGCATTGGCAGCCTCATTGCAGAATTGCTGAGCAACCTCAATGCCTTGCATCCATCCTTCCAGCTCGATGTCCAGATTGGCCTTGGCAAAGTCCTTTACTAGCTGCTGCTTGGCCTGCTGGAATTCCTCCTCGGAGAGCAGCTTATTGTCATACATCTCCTGAAGGCTTTCCATCTCGGCCTGAAGCTGCTGGCCAAGAGCAGTCTGAGGATCCAGAAGAGCCTTCACCTCATTAGCCTGCTCGGCAAGCTCTAGAAGATGGTCGATTTGTGCCTCAAAGTCAGCATCTACCTCCTCCATGATGGATGCTATCTCATCCTCTGATTCCTGCTCAATCTGCTCAAAGAACTTGGCAGCATCTTCCTCAGCCTTCTCGAAGATTCTTCTCAGCTCTTCCTGCTGCTTGATTGTCAGGTCTAGAAGCTGGCTCTGATACTCTACTGTATCCTTCTTGTATCTCTCAGCTATGGCCTTCTTGCTCTTGAGAGCTGTCTCCTGGATAGCAATCAGCCTATCCTGATATTGCTGCTCATTGATAGAACCGGAGGCATAGGCTTCCTTGGCCTTGACCTCCATCTCTTTCTGATGCTGATCTACACCTTCTAGCTCTTTCTTATAGGCAGCATCTGCCTCCTGAAGATGCTGCTTGGAAAGATCCTTCTTCAAGCTGCTGGCAGTGGTAGCAATCCTGGTAGTAGATCGATAGTATTCAGCATCTGCATTATTCATCTTGGCCAAGCTCTGCACATAATTCTTGACCATATCATCATTGCTAAGCTGATACTTAGCATCCACCTTGGCCCACTCAACCACTGTCTTATCAGCAGAAGCTGTAAAATCAGCCAGGGCCTGCTTGGCTGCCTTGAGATTGGCAGGCTCAACAGGTGCCCATACATCAGATCGCTCATAGGCTCTCTGTAGATCAGCCACATTCTTCTGCAGCTCCTGTAAGTGTTTGGAATACTCCTGAGCCTGCTGGATAATATCTCGATTCTGATTGTAGCCGGCCACATAAGCCTCCAGCTCAGCATCGGTCATCTTTGTACGGTCCTGGAACTCCATCTTTCGAGCTTCAGCCTCCTGAGCAGCAATCTGCTTCTTCTCATCGGCCAGCTCCTTCTCCAGCCTCATGGCCTCATTTGCAGCATCAAGCCTTTCCTGGTCAGTCTTGGTCTGGTCACGCATGATCTGCTTATTCTTCTCGATTTCGACATTGTATTCAGATTCCTTCAGTGTCAGGGAATTCTGCCTTTCAAAAATCTCATCGAGCATGGCTTCCACCTCCTTGCCGACCTTATACGATTCACGCATATTGGCAATAAGCTCCTTCCATCCCTTGCCGGATGTCAGGTCTGCCACAAAGGTGCCATACGCATTCCGCATGCCATGTGTGAACTGAGCCCACTGGTCTCCAATGAGCTGAGTCTGGCTTACAGCATCCTTGGCAAATTGAGCTACAGCTTTGGCTGCTGCAGCAAAAATAGTGGCAATACCAAGCTTTGGAAGAAGGCCCTTGAGAGCATTCATAGTCTTATTGGTACCCTTCACTGAGCCATTGATCTCATCCATCCTAGCCTTCACCTGCTTGAGCTGCTTGGATTTCTCGATGAATTCCTTGGTGCCTGGTACCAAATTCTTGATTTGCTTATTCAGACCGGAATAGGCCTTGGCCAGCTCATTGAGTGAGGAGCCATTAAGCTTCTTCATGATCTCGGAGTAATCCTTGGTCTCCTTCCTGATGCTTGACATTGATTTATTCACCTGGTCAAGCTGCTTCTGATACTTGGCTGCATCTTCGGTATTGCCAAGCTTGGTGGCTTCAATCATCTTCTTTCTCAAGTCATCTGCAGATGATTTGAGAGCATTCATTGTGGCCTCTGCTTGAGTAGCATTCAGAGTGACCACACTTTCTGTATAGACTGTACTTGCCATTTTATTTCATGTTATAGTATGCAATGTCATTCTTGGCCATTGAGCTCATTCCCTCGAAAGCTCTGACAGGGATGGTGGCAGCATCATAGCCATATCTCTCAGCCATTTTCCGGCCAAGCACATTCACCTCCTTGAGAAAGGTAGATGAATACCAAGGCTTCTTCTTTCTGGTCTCGGATTTGTCACCGAGTTTGACACCTCGGCCCACACCCATATCAGTAAAAATACCATAGTAGAGATAGAGAAATGTAATCTTGGCTGGATTACCATTGGCATCCACCGCCACATGTGCCTCAAGAGATTTCAAGAGCTCTCCAGTAGAGCCGATATTGAGAGATTGGATTTTACGGATCCATCTCTCAATAACTATCTCGGCCCACCTTTCGGCCATCTCTTTATAACTAATCTGCTCCATTCATCAAAGCAAATTCATATTCATGGGATGAATCTTCCTGGCTGAGCAAATACAGCTTGCCGGTCCTGACATCATACACAGAGGAATGTGTGCTGTGCCAGGTGCGAGGCTCAGTCTCTGGGATATCTCGATCTCTGAGAAGGAAAGCTTCGGCCTGCTGAGCTTCGATGCCCTCAAAGGCTGAAGCAGGATCATCTACTGTGAGCTGACCGACATATTCAGAATGCCAGACAGGATCTGCCACTGCAGGAGCAGAAAGATATGTCTTGCTATAGAGCAGAGCATTCATCAGAGCTCTCATTCCGGCCTTGCTGCCAGCATCCTGCAGCATGTCAATGGCAAGATTGAATCTCTCCAAGCCACTGCCATGAGCAGTGATTCCATTGTCACTAGCCTGATGACCGGATGCTACATCAGCAGGAGTCCAGACCTTACCATCCTCATTGAAGGTCACACCATCTATGAAGAAATTGGTCATCACATCACACTCATTGCTGATGATGTGATTGTCAATGATTTCGACCACATAGCAATGCTGACTATCACCTATCATCCAATGAGCCTCATAGTGCATATCCTTGAGCTTCTTGGAAGCATACACACATACATGCTGCTGGAGATAAGCAACAGCTTCAGCAGCAGATCTGAACTTATCGAGCACATATCTTACCAGCATGGAAGAGCATATCTCATCGACAGCTTCAGCCTCCGGAATGGTCCTAGTAGTAGTGCCTTTGTCAGCCGGTACCACATTGGTCTTACAATATACACCAGCTTCATTGATGCCATCATTCAGGCAGAATGGAATGAGCCAATGGAGATCACTATGCCGACCATGCTCTACAGCATCCTTGGTGAGATTGGTAATCAAGCCGGCAAGGCCAAGAGTAGCAAGCCTTCCATCCTTTCGAGGAGTCCTGACCACAAATTCCACCTCATTGTCATAAAACCAGTCCAGATTGCCTCCGAAGAAATTGCCAGAGTGAACTGATGAGCATGCACCTGATGATGAGATCGGATTATTCTTCTTGAAATACTCTGCAGCCTGTTCATAATCCAAGCTGTAGAAATCCACTCCATACAAGAAATCTCCAACCTTCCTCAGTTGTGGCTTCAAATCTTCAGGAGATAATTGCAGAGAGAAATTCTCTTTGAAGGTGAAGATCAGCTCATATCCTCTGGCATTCTGGCCACCATATCTCTGCATGTAGGTATATCTGCTCCAGTCAATATCTCTGGCAGCCTCGACACCTGATACAGCATCGGCAAGGATCCTGGCAGTTATCTTTCTGGCAAGAGCCTTCATCTCTGAATAGAGAGCTGCTTCATCCTCTCCTCGGCCAAGCTGGCCCATTACCCATACTGACTGGGTGAATGTATCCACCGGCCCCTCAATAAGCTGGCAGGATCCGGAGCCTCCGGATTCGAGGATGACACATGGAAAATCCACAGACCTCAGATTCTCCAGGAGAGCTATGACACCATCATAGCCATTGCCCTGGAGAATTTGAGTATCCTGGGAGATAAACTCCTTGAGAGAGAATAATGAGGATTTAAGGTATGAACTAGTGAGCATTTTTCTCGTAGATTTTATTGAGTGAGAAGAGCACTGCATGCACATCCGATTTCAGGATCTTATCATTCTCTTGAGGCTTGTTGTCATTCATGCAGCTCAAAAGCTCCTGCAGTATCTCCTCCATAGTCTTATCGGTTACAGTCTCGGAGCCTCCTTCCTGCAGCACATACGGATACTTATTCTGCATGTATTTCTTGACTCCATTCCACCAGATGACCAGGCCTTTCTTCTGCCAAGGCAGCAGCTTCCTCACATAGCCATTGGTAAGAGTCTTGGCTGCTTCCTTCAGCCATTTCTCATCCTGCTCTGCCTGGTATCGGAGCATATAGGCATCGGCCTCATAGAACTGCTCAAAGGATACTCCATAGAGCTTCCTGTCTATTCTAGGTATCGGTGATGGAGCCAGGCCTACTGTGTTATAGATATATTCCAATTGGCTGCAGGCCTCCTGGATAACTTTCGGAGATATGATGTAGCTCTTGCCCTGGATGATGAAAGCTACATTATCCTTAATCTGTTTAGGATCATACTTGATTGGATTGTCAGGTCTGATGTGAGCCAGAGCACACAGGCAGAGAAAGAGAGATTCTTTCTGGCCATGTTTTTCACCAAGTATGGTGCAGACATTGCGAAAATCCTGCTGGCTCATACTTTCCCATGAGATTGGATATTCAATGTCTATCTTTACACCATGCTGGAATTTGACGGTGAAGAAATACTTTATTTTTTCGAGAATTGATTTCAGTTTTTCCATATCAGAACATTGAAAAGATTGGTGTATCGGTATGCTTGATGTCTACTGCCAAAGCTTCCTCTGAAGCAGTGTATGTGGGAAAATCATTCGGATTGGCCTTCATAATGGCAATGGCTGCCATTATCTGGTCGAGGCCGAGCTTCCTATCTCCAAGAGCTATAGCTGCTATGGCAATTTTGACAATCTTGAGCACCTTCTTCTCTTCAGGAAGGAAGGTCTCTTTATCTCTGATCTTCTCTATCAGCTCGACAGCATAATCCTTGGAAATGTAGCTGGCTGCATCAGTCATCAGAGCTACATTCAATGCAGAATTGAGCTCCAAGAAATCACTCCAGCTATGTGGATATGCCTGAGCAGTGATGTTGTTGAGCACTGCTGCATCCTTGAATTCAGCGAATGTCAGGACGAGGCCATCAGAGAGCCTAGCAAATTCCTCTGTACCTCTCCATGTATCATAGGCTGATGTGCGAAGGAGATAGAGCACCAGAGCATCCTTGCTCTCATCCACCTTCTCCTTGAGATTGGCAGTAAGAGCAGCCACTCTTTCTCTACTGGCCATAGTTACCTGCTCATTGTTTACCACAGCAAAGCCGGCATCTGTCAGTACCAAGTCCATGTCAGGGATGCTTTTCAGAAAAGCTTGCTGACTGATTACTCTCTGGCAGAGCTTCAATAGCTTATGATCGGCATCCTGCCTGGATTCAAGTTGAGTCTCCAAGTCAGTACCAATGATGTCTGCCACTAAAGCATCCTGTGCGACCTCAAGAGCATCATCAAAGATGGCCGGTGTACCTTTCATTTCCACTGCAGGAAGGAAAGGCTTCATTTCTGCATATCCTTTTACAATCATGGCTATACCTCCGTATTCGTTGATTCCTGCTTGCCGGATTTATTCTGATCCAAAGTTGTGAAGATATACTCCGGCACATTGATGTAGACATCCTTATCCCAGCCATTGAATTGCTTGATGAATCGCAATGGCCTCATTACTCGGTCCACAATAGGCTTCATGCAGGCCTGCTTCATCATGTAAAGCTCTCTTGCCTGTGTGCCTCCCAGAGTTGAGCTGCTCTTGCCAGGAGTAGCACCAATGAGAGATGAATGCACACCCATTGCATAGCAGATGATATTGGCTGTCGATTCCGTATCATCGATATATTCACCACCGGTGATCTTATTGTCGATAGGCACGATTTCAATCCACTTGCTCTCCATAGTACCCTGAGCAGTAGCAATCTTCTGCTTCATGGCAAGAATGGCCTTATTGGCATTCTTCTCTCCGGAGAGGAAATCATTGAAGGCCTGCTTTTCCTTTTCCACCCTTTCCTGGTATGCCTTCCTGTCATTCTTATCGATGCCTTCAAGTCTGCAGATATTGTCAAAATACTCCTGAGCCACATAGATGATATGCTTGACTCCGAGCTGATTTTTCAGGATTGCTTTCTTGAGCTCTGGCACCATGATGGAATGATCATACCATCCGGATCTGAAGATTGAATACCATTCCGGCTGGCTATAGTAAGGCTTGCCAGGTGATGGCATATAGACTGGATAGATAAATCTTCGAGCCTTATGCTGTGCCTGGTAGATTTTCAGGTCCTTGATAGTGTCAAATTCATCAAGCACCCTGGTGGCTACAATATCCTTCTGAGTCGGATTCTTGGTCCAGTCAGCATAGTAATGCCAGTTGATATCTCCTCTGGAGTTGGCTACTGCCCACCTGCTGAATACAGCCTCCTTATGTCTGATAGCTGCTATCTTCTGGTAGTCATCAGAGAGAATAATCTCAGGGAAAGCATTATAGAAATAGGCCACATCGGTAAGCTGCTGCTGGATGAATAGAGGAATGTCATTGGCCTCAAACCAATCGAAGATTTCACCTTCCTCTACAGGTGCCCATTCCAGCACCCTGCCATATTCATCTCTCTTGACAGCCTTCACCAGCTTTGGCCCAAGGCCAAATGCTACATCTCGGTTGAATCGGAGATTTGCACCGACAATATCACCCTTCTCTACCTTATCAAGCAGGTGAGATGGGAGCTCATTGTCAGGGCCCCAAGGTGCAATCTTATATGGACCGCACTTGATTGGATCCAAGTCATGATCCAGCTTGAAATCTGTAGAAGAGTCAGTGACTAGCACTGCCTGAATCTCCGGAAAAAGCTGAATGCCATCGATGACCTGTAATCCTGCAGAAAGATTTTCGTTGCTCATAGTATTACTTCTTCACCGTTAAATTCAATGATGGTATTTCTGTTCACAGTCCTGACCTGATTGCTGGCAGGTATCAGGATATTCAGTGTATCTCCTTCACCATGAAAGGATGTGCACCGGCAATGTGGCACCTTCACAATAGAGCCATCTTCAGCCACCCATGTGATTGAAATGTCTGCATGAAGCTGCACTATTTTGTGTATGACAGAGGCATTTATCATAATAGAAACAAAGTTACATCAGAGATATCCGGTGAGATAGGACAATGATGGCAGCTATGAGAATGTTTCTGCAGCCTATTTTTCTATCAATCAATCTGCAGGACATATCAAAATTGGTCGAGAAAAAGCAGTTTCGGATTCGAGCTCCCAAGCCTTGTCCTGTTGCCGGACCGGAAATCCTTTGGAAATTCGCCATATATGCCTGACACTTTTTACTACAGGGATGATCCGACACCAAAGCCACCAATGGTGTATGGATACAGAACATTGCCGATGTACAGAGTATCGAAAGCATCAGTGCCATCAGTCCTGTGCTCCAGTAGATCATCCTCTGTCTCCATCAGCTTCTCTCCTCCTTTGTGCTTATGCCATCCGAGGCCTGGTGTGACTGTTACCTCTGCCAAGGATATAGCTATGAGCAAAGCTTCATTATTCTCCTTATTGAATACCGGTACCAGGCCCTTGGCTCCAGTGAATCCCTGGTCTATCAAAGTATATTTCTCAGTATGCTTGAGAGGCTTGCCGATGAATATCTCTTCGACATGCCAGCCATGCTTATTGAACTGCTCGACAATGACAGTCTTAAAGTCCTGGTCACTCACAGCATAATTGGATCCAAGAGCAGTAGAGTCATAATAGAATACCACATCCTTGGTGATGTGAGCTCTGTAGTAATGGCAGAAATCATCCACCACCTCTCTCAGCTTCCTCTCATACTTTACAAAGAAGCTCTTGATCACCCTGAGCCTGAGACCATCTCTCTGGCCGGCTACCAGCCAATTGATATTGGCATTGAAATCGAAAGCAATGGAGATAGGTGCTTTCAGATCTACATCTCCATCTAGCAGGCAGCCATAGTCGGTGCCAGATACAGTGCCAAGGCCTTCATCTTGAAGAGGAGTATTGTTATTGGCTATGTAGGTATGTATATTATCTCGGAAATTCGGATAGAAGCCATCTCTCAGCCTCTCAATCCTCTTGGAAAGGATTGATGTCTGGAATACAAGAGGAGGAAGGTCTCTCTTCATCTGCTTGATATAATCGAGGCCTACCACATCGACATTCTCAAAAGTGCTCCATTCACGATAGAGCACTGCATGCCTTCTAAGCTTTGACAATAGAGAATCTATTCTGCCAAGCTCATCATTCTTCTCTTTCCCATCCTTCCATTTCCCGACCTCCCATCTCTGATACAGCAGGCCTTTGATGCACTCGATGATATCCGGAGTAGCTTTTTCTCTGAAGCCAAGCAGCCATCGGCCACTCTTCATGACCGGCATATCTGATACGAATAAGATAGAATGGTGCCAAGGACAATCAGAGAAATATCTCCTGGTACCACCATTGGCCGGAAAGGTCTCATCCTTGAGCTTGTCATAGTCCAATCCTTTGGCTTCATCACCGATCACCCAATCAAAGGTCATGGAATTGGAGCTCATCTTCACATCCTGGCTGACAATGACCATCTGAGCTCCATTATAGAAGCTGACTACATCATCGAATGTCTGAAGAGGAATGATTGGCTTGGCATAGCCAAGCTTTTGAGGAGGCCTCTTGCCTACCACATAATGGATACCTTCTATCCATCCGAATTCTGCCAGGCCGGAGAGAGCTGCTGGCAGTGTCCTCATGTGAGCCTGCTTATAAGAACTGGCCACAAAGCATCCAGTAGAGCCAGGCATGAATTCCACATTCCTCTTGATCCGGAGGCTAACTATGCCGAAGCTCTTACCGAATCTTCGGCCACACACATCAATCTCTGTGTGAGCTGCAATGGCAAGAGCTTCCTGCTGAGCTCTATTGAGATATTTCTGGTTAGCTGTTTCCATCCTGAATATCCGGCCCATCAATATCCTCGGTATATTGTTTGAGCAGCCTGGCTGCCTTCACCTGGATATTCGGTATTGGCTCAATGCCGATTACTGCAGGATCCACAGTGAGAGACATATCCTTCGGTATAATCTCCTCCCAAGGATAATCTTCTCCATCAGATTCCTCCAGCCTGTTATTTTTGACAATACCCTCGGCAATCTTGGTCAGAGCTTTGGCCTTGGCATCATTACCGGCTAAAGCTGCTGCTGCAGCCATGTCGAATAGGTGATTAGCCTTATGCCTCATCTGCTCCTTATTGGCCAGAGGCACCCTGCCATACAGAGCCTTAATGATGGCTATATCCTGATAGGCAATTCTTGTAGTGACTCCATACCTGGCCATGATATAGTCTCTGATACGATTGTCAGGCAGAAGAGGATTGGATATCCAATGAGTATAGGCATCATTAAGCCTTTCAAATCTTTTCTGCTGGTCATCTGTGAGAATGATACTATCATCCTCCATTTTAGCGAAGATCAGATCAAGAGTCTCCGGATTAGAAGCTAGCATCTTTCTCATGGCATCAATTCATCTTCTTTCTGATCCACCTCATAACTGTCAAGCAGCTTGATGGCCCATTCCGCACCCTTATTAGCTGCTTCGAGTATCACCTCTCTCCTCTTAACTGAGGAAAGCAGCTTTCCGGCATTATATGCAAGAGCTACATCACTTTTCGGATTCTGGATAGCAATCCTAAGCTGGCCGACATCCACAGTAAGCATTGTGGCAATCTCGGTCAGAGAGAATTTAAGCTCTGCATAGTGCTTGATATTCTCCAGATCATCCGGTGTGAGCACTGTGATTTCTCTCATTATCATAATGCAAAAGTAGCCAGATTGCTCTGGCTACTTAGGACATTGATTGAATGGAAATTCCCATTCTAGGATATCATATCAGGCCTTTTTGGTCAAGCTGCTTCAATATCTCATCCGATATTACACATCCATGCTCCTGGAGAGCTCTCACTCTTGCTCTGCAGGTAGCAATTTGCTTGGCAGAGTTATGCTCTCTCTTCAGAGCTTTAGAGATGAAGGATCTGCAGGTGCTCTCATTGAATGACTGCTCGGATGTTTCTTTGTCCTGAGCCTCAAAAAATGAATCGATCTGCTTGTAGCCGGCTCTGATCTGCTTATCAGTCTCCAAGATTTTGGATCTAAAATAAGCTCTATCTTTGTCAGTGGAGGCCATCTTCATCTTTTCATGATACCCTCTCCGGATCTTGAAATCCTCGGAGTTTCGATCATAGATCTCTTGGAGCTCTGGAGGAAGGTCAGATCTTCTGGTCCTCCGGTCATCATAGGTCCTGATGACAGCTTTCATTGGCTCCGGATGCACTACCTTAGCCTCCGGCTCGGCCTTTACCTCTGAGGCCTGAATTCTGTTGAATCTGGCCTCATTTGCAGCAGATACTGGATTAAGCCTTGGAGCCTCTTTGGATAGCTTCTGCAGCTCATACAAGAGCTTAGGCATATCATGCCTCCGGCCTATCCAGCTCATGGCTGCTTCATTTCTGCTATACTTACAAAAAAGTGCAAAGCCTTGACCAAAGTCAGGCTCTGCACCTTTAAGATAAGAGATGATCTCCGGATTCATTAGTCATCATCAGCAGGAGTCGGAGTGAATGTGCCAGTCGCACAATCAAGAGTACCATCCTCAAGCTGCAGCTCTCCGACATAGAGAGGAAGCGGAGTCACATCCGGAGCTTCGAGCTCGATGGTTGATCCCTTGGCTGATCCGGCAGCATCACCGGTATCTCCTGAAGGAGATGTCACTACCCTGTAATCCTTATGGCCGATGACATAGAATTTACTGTCATGCTTGAAGATGTAAACATAGTCACCATTAGCTGCCACCTTGGAGAAAGCGAGTACCTCTGCAGTAAGCTTTGGAAATGAGAGAGAGAGCTTATTGGTGAACATCTTGCAATCGACCTCACCTGTAGGCTCATAGGTAGCCTTGCCTTTGCCCTGAGTAGAGTAGATCTTATCCCAGACCTCTCCGGCTGCCAGAACAAAGTCACCATCATACTTTGCCAAATCAGCAACAACAGCACCGGAGCCTGCTGACTCCATGTCATCAATGATTGTAGGCCAAGTAGTGATGTTTTTCTTCGCTGTGCGATAGATGGTAGTGCCAATCCCTGAAGGATTGACACTGCCAATGTTGAAATCAAGATTTCCGAGTTTCATATTGACTAGGAATTTTGATGATTAGTCTTAGGCTGTAGCCTTAGCCTGCTTTACCGTTACTTCGAGATCAGCAGAGCCATCGATGGCAGAGATCTTCACCTTGGCTACACGAGGATCATCACCGGAATCTCCTACTGCATAAGCAGTCCTGGTGAATTTGATCTTGTTATCGGCTACATTCTCTACTTCGAGCCAGTCAGCACCCTCGGTGATCACCTCTGCCTCGACAGCAGCACCGGTCTTGGTGGCATAGGTCCTGGTGTTATTGCCGGATGTAGCAGCTACTTCAAGCAGTGTAGCACCGGAGATAGGTCCTTCAGGAGTAGGTGTAGGAGAAGGAGCTGCAGTGACTCTAGATACAAGGAGCCTTTCAGGGAGAATACTCTCGAACTGTACACCCCAATAGAGGCACATGAAGAACTGGAGAGCCTTCGGATTATCGCATTCACGAATCTTGGCCTTCTCGGTATCAGACATCTGGTCCACACCTACCAGCATATTGTCCTGAGTAGAGAGATAGATGTATTCGGAATTCTTGAGGCCGACCAGAGGAACAATCTCGACATTGGTATCACAGTGAAGCTTGCTCTGTTTGTAGGTCTGATTGTAAACTACTGCACCAAGAGTAGAGAGGCACCACTCCTCATAGAAATCGAGCACACTCTTAGGCAGGTACATCTTGAGCACCACTCCATTGTCAGAATCAGCCTGGTCACGAAGCTCATCAGATGCTGCCTGATAGATACCCTTGAGTACATCACCGGCATTGGCTGCTGTGATCTGCTCATGGATATGAAGATTACCCTTGGCTACAGTGATGTTACCATCGGCAATTTCCTTGGCAGCAATGGTGTCGAAGCCATTGAAGAGATCCATTGTGGTTGAGCCTTCTGCATTTCTCTGAGCTTTGAAGAGAGCCTTGCCGAGCTTGCTGGAAGCCTTCTTGGCCATAGTAAGAGCCATTGTCTTTACGATATCTGCCTCAGTACGATCTGTGAGAGAGCTGAAGCTTTCACCATAGACAGTGGCGAAGAGTCGGTAAGGATCGAATTCTTCAACGATGTCACCCAGATAGGTGGTAAGAGTACGGCCAAAGAACTTGCCGGAATCGGTAGCATCCTTAGCGGAATGGTAAGGCCTGAATTCAGCACCGGAATCATAGCCTCCTACTGTCTCATCTCCACGAACACCCTTGCGGACTGTCATGTGCTTGAGAGTTTTCTCCAATGCCACTACAGGCATTGCAAGAATCTCCTTGCGATATTTCGCACCGGAGTTTACAAGAATTGCATCAAGTTGCATAATGATTTGGATTTAGATAGTTACTTACGATTCAGGAATGCTCGGCAAGCAGCCTCGGCTTCAGCAAAAGTCTTAGCCGGAGCACCTTCCTCCTTGGAGTTGGAAGGATCTGCATCAGCATGTACTGTTGCAGGATGCTCATCATCATTCTTGGCAATGGCAGCATCAAGAGCCTGCTGAAGCTCTTCAATCCTGGCATCTTTCTGAGAGATCTGAGCTTCCTTATCAGCAATTGAGGCCTGAAGGCCATCCACCTGCTGCTGGTGCTCAGCTTTGAGAGAATCCATCTGGCTCCGGAGATCATTCTCCTCGGCCCTAGGTGTAGACAATGCCTGCTCGATAGCCTCAAGCTGGCATTCCTGGAGAATGGTTGAGCCATCCTCTGCATACACTTGCTCCATGAGCTCCGGTATGCTTTCGAGTTTAGGATATTTTTCCATCTGTGATGAGGAATTAGATTCTTTCTGAATGGTGGCCAGCTCCACTACTTTGGCCATAGCATCATCGAATGATCCAATGGAATCGATGAGAGATCCGACCACATCCTTTGCAAAGAAGAGCTTGCCATGAAGCTGCTCTTCTGTAACTGCAGGCCTGTTGCTCCGGATATCTGCCATGAACTGCTCACAGAGAGGATCAAGGCTCTCTTCTCGGATGACTGTAGCATCACCTTCAAGAGCTGCTTCATAGTCAAGATTCTTCTCCTGGCTCTCTGTTGCATAAATCCTGCAGTAGATTTCTCCTGTCTCTGGATCCTTATGGTATTTCGGCAATCCGGCAAGCTGGACCATGACTCCTATACATCCGACCTCATCCATTGCTTTGTGGGCCATGATGTGATCAGCATAAGAGATGGCATACATACATGCCGAGCCGGCAATGCCATCTACATAGGCCACTACTGGCTTCTTGCAAGTTGTGATGGCATCGGCAATTTCTGCCACTGAATTACATGCACCACCACCAGATTCGGCCACAATGATATGACCAAGCACTGATGGATCATTGTCTGCATTGAGCAGACCTTGGCCTATAGTCCTGGTACCAGGCTCACCGCATTCTCCATCATGCTTGAGCATGGTGCCCTGGAGATAGGTGACATATACATACTTCTCGGAATCATCCTGATCTTGGCCAGCAGCCTCCATCGATCCTCTTCTCTTACCTGTAGGAGTCACCATAAATGGCTCTGCAGATTTCTCGAATTCGATGATATGGCCGGCCAGAATACCTTTAAGAACAGGCATCATTACTGCTGCCTGCTCTGGAGTGATCATCCATGCTCCTCGAAGATTCTGTGCTAAAGCTGACATCTTCATATCTGGTCAATTTATCGAGTTACAAAGTTAGACCTGCATAAAATCATATTTTAGGACTGATTAGGAGGCAGAATTCACTAGAAGGCCATGTGTTGATTCATTCTCGATATTGATGGTGAATTCGGAGCTTGATTGACCGGATACACCATCGGAGTAGGTGAATCTCGGTATATATTCCGGTGATCCGATGATATACTCCACTCCGGATGTAAGAGTCAGCTTCCAGATACACTTTCTACCTACCAATCCCTGCAAAGTAGATTTGTAGGCATCCTTATTTCTACGGATGCTGGCCGAGAATTGGGCATTTGACCTCTGACCTGAGTCATCATCGGCCCACTGCTCATCAAGATTGCCTGTCTCCGGAGTGAATGGAAGCTCTGAGAAAGAATGGCCACTTTTGATGTATGAAGAGATATTCAGTGAACTGCCAGCAGGCAGCACACTGTAATCATAAAGATGGCTAGAGTCAATATACTCTATTTTGCGGATTCCGAGTCTCATTTTTGCACTATTTTTTTAAGACATGAAAGCTACCAAATTATTTAATTATCAGTAATTTGCACCCCATTTTTTGGAGACATGAAAGCTACTAAAAAAAGATAGGGATGTCATAAGTATCCGGATTTGCTTGACGGTATCGGTACCAATCTTTCATCAATCTTCCAAGCATCTTCTTGTCGATATATTCCTGTAGGTTATAGTCAATAAGGAATTGAGTGATACCTTCCAGGATAGTCATTGCTGAATTGTTTCCGACAGCTCCGACCATATAGGTATGGAAAGCTGCCTTGAATTGTTTCTCCAGAAATCTCTGGATCCTATGGCATCCGGCCTCTCCAATGTAGCACCGATACAAAGTATTCGGCTGGAAGCTTTTTTCCTTCTCACAGTCATAAGCCTGTGTGCAGGATGAATTCTTCAGGAGCACGAAAGAGATATACTCACTCCTGTCCTGAAGAGGATGATAGTCATTTGGCAAGAGCTCCAGGCTCTGCTTGATGATTGCCCAGAGATTGCTGTATTTGTCAATCTTAATGATGTCGGATTTGTAAGTAGCAAGCACCCATCCTCTGATGAAGCTGCCTACTTTTACATCTACTGTATTAAAGCTGCTGCTCTTCATACTCTGCAAAGTTAAATTGAAGCCTTTTTTGAATCTTTGACATAAATAGGGATATCATGAGATAGCATGTATTTGACAGCTTCGAGATCTGCATCCCTCATGTAGCTGGTCATGAACACACCTGGAGTGAGCTGGCTGGCAAAGAGGAATGGCCGGCCATACCAGAGCTCCCTGAGAGATGTAACTCGGACCATCCCTGATGGCACCTTGTCATACACCCATATTGGCAGAGACCTACCATTCATCCATACTCCGAATTCGAGTTTATAAGGATATTTTTTGCTTTCAGCCATATTCTATATTCTCACAATACTTTTTTCTTGAAATAATCTGACACTTCTGACACCGGAAAGGCTATGTGTTTGATAGCCAAATTCTTCCTCGGTGTCAGATGCTTGATTATCGAACTGACACCGAATGACACCGAAAATAGATAACTCATTGATAATCAACGGTGTCAAAACTTTCAGCAAATTGACACTTTCATCTTCTCTCAGTGTCAGGCAAAACCAAATGACACCAATCTGACACCGCAAACTGACACCGCTTAAACTATTCTCTATCAATCTCTTACACTCTCTCGGTGTCAAAAGGTCAATGAAAAAGCAGAAAAACATAGCAAGAGCAAAACCGAATAATCCGAGACCAAAAGAAAAGAGGCTGGATTCACCTCTTTTCTCACAGTTATGTGACACCTGCTTACTCATCTCCGAAGATTGGAAGATCATCTGAAATTTCGCTGCTCCCAAGGGAAGGCACCGGCTGAGGATCTGACTCTCCGGATGTGTCGATGTAGAAGTAGTAGATATCCTGGCCATTGACCTTCTTATGAATATCATTCCTCTCTATCTCCGATGGTGTAGTCTTGAGATATGCCGGATTGAATTTCCAGTCTCGATATGTACAATACTGGATGAGCTTCTGCTTGAAGGTTTTCATCTTGATCATCTGAGCAAATTTCGGATTTAAGGTAGCCTTGTAATCCTCAAAGGTCTTTTGCTTATCCACCAAAGCATTCAGCTTATCCTCAGTAAAGTATTCCTCGGCCCAGAAGATGAATTCATCAGATAGAGCTCTCTGAAGGAGTCTCTTATCAATGGCCTTCATCGGAGGCTGGATTCTGATGTGCAGCTTCTGCCAGACACAAAGACAATTCAGCATGAAATTGAAGAATTCATTCATCTCCTCAGCATTGTAGTCAGATATGAGATTCTTGCCGAATTCAGTATAAGGAGACCTCTCCTTCAGACCTCTCTGCATGTCATCAGCATGGTAGTAGTCACTGAATGCAGTAAACCAGGTCCTTCTCCGGAGAGAAGCATCGAAGCCATTGATAGCATGATTGGATGTGAAGATCACCTTCGGACTATCCTTGAAGTCAATGGTGAAAGCAGCTACATATTTTGGATTCACCACCATCTTGCCGGTGATCATCGGCATGAACTTATGTAGATCGACATTCCTATTCAGGTCATCTATGAAGATGCTGTCAGTGATTCCTCTCTCCACTCCCTGGAGCATGAAGTCACCTTTCTTCGGATCCAGATTCTGGCCATCGATGAAAAGCTGCTTCCTCAGAGATTCAATGCTGCTGGCATAGAGTGATTTTCCGGTACCGCCAAGATGGGTGCCTTCATCACTCTGCTCCATCTCCATGCAGAATACAGCATAAGGCTGGCCGGCAGCTTTGTGCTTTGCCAGGAGATATCCCAGAGCCATAGCCTTATTGATGAAATTCAGCGAGTGCTCTCCTTTCTCCTCATCGGACAATGGAAGGCCAAGCTCTTCCTTCCTCCAGTATGTGCGACCAGTATTGTAGATATACTGCATGAAGCTGAAGCCTTTCCGGTTGAATCTCAGCCTGTACCTCGATATATCCCCTAAAGTGTCAATTTCCTTCTTCAAGTAAGAGTATTCGGGGGATGTGGGGGATGCAGCATTGAGCTGGCTGAGCAGCTTCTTGTATTCATCAGAATAGTCGATATCGAAGAATGGCATCTTACCAGGCTCTTTCTCCATCGGTATGAAGTCAAATGGGAGTATCTTATCAGCATAGACCATACATGGGCAATCTGCAGGCTTTACTTGCTGTATGCCGGCCTTGGAGACCTTGAATATGCCATTCCTGAAGAAGAAATGGTCATCATTCTCATTCCATGATTTGAAATCAGGCTCGATGATCGACAGCTTCTCAAGAGATGACAGTCTCACCTGATTGCTCCTGTACACCGTATTGGCAAGCTGCTGATTGTAGTATTTCGGATGCGTGTGAATGTATTCCAGCAGATAGCTGGAGCAGTGGGTGGAGATTGCATCCTCATCGATAAGTGTCACCACATTATCCTGCACCCTGCAGAATGTATATCCTTTCTTCTCGGAGTCACTGGCTATCCTGTAGTATCCGGAGGCAGCCAGGAAGGCATAGAGCTGCTCATTGTTGATGTCATAGCTCCGGCCAGCCTTGGAGAATTTCTCCTCCCAGAATCGGAGTGATCCGGAGAGCTTGACCAGATCATCAAAGAGCCTTCGAGGATTCTGATTCTCCGGCCTTCTGAAGTGTGTGAAGAAGTCCTTGGCATCATTGCATGGCTTGCCTTTCTTATCCTTGAATCTGGCCAGCTCTTTAGGCAGCAGAATCATCTTGATATCGAGATACCTCAAGGCAATACGATACATATTGGCTATGCCAGTCTCATCGATATCATAGAGGATGTAGATGTGCTTGGCCAATCTCTGGAGAATGGAGAATTCGTAGTCAGTGAGATCTGCAGTCTCGGAATTGAGCCAGCAGATATGATAGTCACTCTTCTCTGATGAAGCATTCCTGACATTGAGAGCATCAGATGGACCGGAGCAGATGATAAGGTGATCCCATTTGCATTCAGTCACCTCTTCCTCTCCTTCATCATTGACAGACCGGTGCACCATCTTGTAATCCGGATTGGCCTTGGCCTTCTGATATTCATCGAGGAATTCCAGGTCTCCAAAGATAAATTTCTCCGGCTTGCTGCCAAAGTACATGAATCGGAGATCTCCAAGAGGCTGGTATATCTTGCCCCAAGCCTGGCCATCCTCTTCCTTGCCTCTGGTGCCATAGTCATAGAAATACATCGGATAATTCTCGGTAGCCGATATCTGGAAGCTCTTGCCATCCTTATTCCTCGGAGTAATGTATGAATCAAGAGGCTTGAGGCCGAAGCCATCACACCTCTCCTGAGTGATCTGCCATCCAAGCATGGCCAGCTCGGCATCAGTGAATTTGCCTGAAGGCCGAAGCTGTAGAGAATAGTCATCTTGAGCAGGTACCTGCTTCAGATCTGGCTTTGGCTTCACCGGCATGTAGTTATTGCCCTGAAGCAATTGAGGAGCATACTCTTGAGCAATCCAATTGATGGCCTCTCCAAAGGTGAGATTCTTCTCGGCCATCACCAATTGGATGGCAGTCCTAGCCTTATTATCACTGCCTCCTTTATCCTGCACAAACCAGATACCATCTTTATCCTGGAATACTGCACAGGAAGGATTCTTGTCATCCGGCCTGATCTTGAAATTTCTCCTGCCTCCGGAAGCGAAGCACACCTCTGACTGAGGATATATGCCTATAATGACAGCCTTCCCATTATCGGTGGCCTGCCAAATATCTTCCTTCGTTATTTTGTAATCATTCATCATGACTGCTATTGTTGAATGTGCTTGAGCACATGAATCATCTTCTTGGTGGCTGCTTTCTGGTCTCGGATAAATGTGTTCCCTTCTATCAGGTCGATTGTATCCTCCAGTATCATTTCAAACCTTTCGAGAGCCTCAATAAGAGCATCCTTCTCGAATGGTGAAAGCTCAAAGAGAGAGTACATCCCTCTACGGTCTACATCTCCGTACATGGCTCTGGGAAAAGCTCTGTAAGAGGCACCGATTCGGAGTAGTGCTTCTTGACCATTCTTTTGATATATTGCTGCTCCAGGAAGCATGGCTTCCTTTCTCCCTTCAGCCACATATACACAGTGCTCGGAGCTCTCATAGTACCGGAGCAGATGTCTCTTACCAATGCACTGCTTTTCTCTGCATCCAGCTTGTAGAAATAGGTGATAGTCCTCATTTGATTATTGCTTTGAATTTATTTTGGTATTCATAGATTATGACCATTGGCTTCTCCGGCTTTTTATTGGAAATCCTCTGATGTGCATTCCAGAGTGCAGCACTCTTGACTGCACTCCGGAATAAGAAATTACCTACCATAAAGCTTCACTCTGGACCTCCATCTGCTGAATCTGAGGATAAAGATAGCTGGCCCATATATCCTTGAATTGAACAGCACAATAGCTGGCTATATCCCTGCTCTTGCAGGCAAGGCGAGAACCGATCAGCGAGTACGAGTACGACCAACCGTAAGTCGAGTACGCATAGCCGAGACCGGCAGATCCATCTGCCTTGATGAAATTGAAGATCCTTTCATCATTCCTCTCTGCCTCAGTGAGAGCTGCAGCCTCTCTGTCTGAATACAGCCAAAACCAAGGATAATAGACCATAGTCTCTCCATCGATGGGATTCTCCCAGCCATCATTCACAGCTTTGGTAATAACCTCCAGCTTGATGAGAGCTTTGATATGATCTGGAAAGCCTTGATATTTCTGATAAAATGCAGTAGGATCCACACCGAGCTTCAGGCAGGCATCCTCAAATGTTTTGATTGTTGTGTATGAGAATTTCATGATTATTGATTGTTTTTGATGTCATTTTCTTCATTGGCTATCTCGATCAGAGCTCCGATGACCGCTACTAAGAATATCACTCCGGCCAGGAGGAGAAGGACCACAAAGGCCAATACAAGTGCTTTAAGAATTTCCATTTGTCAGTGTCTGATTTGTTTGTACCTCTCAATCCTGGCCATCTGCTCATTGTAATTCTCGACAGTCAGCTCTGCTTCCATAGCCTTCAATGTTTTCTGGTAGATCTCCTCCACCATAGACCTGGCCATAGCCTTCAGCTCTTCATGTGTTAGATAGCCATACATTGCTGTAGTTATTTAGCTTCTTCTGCTATATAGGCCTTATAGCTCTGAATAAAAAGGGCCGGAAGGCTGCCAAGGGCCCTTAGTATGCACAGCAATGATTTTGCAACCTTCCGAGTTACTTGCTTGCTTGCTCTCTTGATGTGCCTGTATGCAATTGCCACCTGGCATTTCTGCCTATGGGAAAGTGATTCATCTGTGAGGAAGATCATACCGGCACAGAAAGGCCAGTGCCAGGTAGCTAATTCGGCCTTGCCGAAGATGGCCATCAGGAGATTGATGACCAAAGTTCCTACATAGAAGCAGGAGAATCCAAAGAGGATCCAGGATTGAATTTTATCGATTTTTTCCATTGCTGTGCTATTTTGAATTGTTCTATTTTACCATTGAAGCTGTACTATGTAATCATCTCCGGAATCCTTCCTTGAGATGACTGTGTAGCCTTTATCCTCAAGCTCATCGATGAATGCTTCTAGACATACATCCCTGACCTTGAATTCACCAGTGGATGTGCTGCCTTTCGATGTGGCTCTCTCTATGGCTGTGATTGCTCCCTTGATGGCATATTTGAGCTGATCCTCATGATAGGATACAGCTCCGGCCTCTGATGCCTGTCTGGCCTGCTCTGCTGAAATGAGTTGCTCTTCCATATTCGTATTGATTAGAGTTTGCTTACTGAGAGACCATATTCACCCATGTCGAGCATGTAGCCGGCCTGGATGAGTTCATTGATAGCTGCTGGCACACATTTCTTGATATGTATGCTCCATTTGCACTTGCCTAAATCTCCTACAAAATTGTTGATAGGCTGATTGATAACGATCTCTGAAGAATGGTGTGCAGAGATGATTTCCAAGGCTTTGAAGAAATTTTCTTTGTTCATTGTTGTGCGTTTTTTGTTATTATATTTGCAGTTTCGGTGTTGTTTTTGTGTAACTATCGTGTAACCGATGTGCAAATATAGAAATAATCTTTCGATTTACGCAAGTTTTTCTTTTGTTTTTCGCAAGATTGTTTCCATTTGCGAGATAACACACTGATAATCAATGAGTAAATTTATTGTATGGAAACACCGGAAATTGCACCTCAAGAGAGAATTATCTCCAATATCATCAAGATATTGAATGCCAGGAATTTGACTCAAGCATCACTATCTGCTCCTTTGGATATTACCGAAGGCAATGTCAGTAAATTGCTTCATGGAAAGACAAAGCTTACCTATGACATGCTTTCCAAAATCGCAAGTTATCTATCGATTCCGGAAATCGATATCATCACATGGCCGGAAAAGTATGTCAAGATGAGCTCCCCTGATGCTGAGCCTGTAGAAGCAGTGCTTCAGATCAAGCTCAAGAAGGATAAAAAGGACCAGGTATTAAAGCTGGTCTTTGGAGAGAATAATATAGAGATTCTGAATAAATAGGGAATGGAAGATTGGATTGAAATAGAAGTACAGGATTCCAATGGCAGTCAGACAATAACTGTCAGGAAGAAGGATGTAAAGATGCTTTCTCAGAAGGATGGGATTCTTCAAGTCAAGATTCACTCAAAGCTTTATACATGTACGGAAAGCTATGAGGAAGTGATGTGCAATATCTTAGGAGATGTGTCTCCGAGCCAAAAATGAGACAGAAGAGCAAAATAGAGCAGAGAAGCATTATTGATAATCAATCAGTTAGGGAGAAGAAGAAAGCAGGTGCGTATCCTCCCCCCGCTACTAAATGAATGCAAGCAAGACGTAGACTTTTATTGTCGCTGTTTTGCTTGCTTTTTTGTTTTTTTTCCTTCCCTCAGACGCGCTTAGGGTCATTTTCGTGTCTGGATTTACGAATTTTGAAGTTTCAGACACGCTATGATGTATTTTCGTGTCTGAGAACACAGATAGAAAGGATATTGCGATGACATCAACTTTTAGAGAGAAAGAGAATTATTGCGAAAGAGCTTTTTTTGAGTTAGGTGAATGTTATCATATTTGGACATCGGAGAATTTCGAAATCATCTTTACTGATGATGATGATTTCAAGATAGGGATGGATATTATTGGAATCACTTCAAAATTGTTTCCGGAAGTCAGAATACTGACTTTCGAGATAATGAGCAACCATCTTCATCTAACCTGTGCTGGCGTGCTGGACAGAATTCTCGCATTATTTGAGACGGTCAAGGATTTGTTGAAAAGATTTGCCAAGGCCAAAGGACGCACTATTAACTGGGATGGTTTTGTTGCAAGTACAAGGTATCTGGACACCTTGGCAGATGTCCGGAATGTCATTGTCTACGACAATAGGAATGGATATGTCGTGAGCAACCGATATACTCCATTTACATATCCTTGGGGAGCAAATAGATATTATTTCAATCCTGATGCATGCAGACTGGCCAAAAGTTTTGCCCAGACCATGCACATACGTGAGATCCGCTCGACTTCGCATGTCCGCTATGCAGATAGTATCAAGGGATTGCTGAAATTTGATGGTTACGCGCTCCCATTATCATTTTGCGAAATTGAAAATGGCGAGCGATTGTTTCGTGACGCTCCACATTATTTCAGCAAAATATCCCGGAATATCGAATCGAATGTTGCCATAGCAAAAGAAATAGGTGAGAGCATTCACTATACAGATGACGAGTTGTTCAATGCAGCCTCGAGTCTCTGCCGGAAAAAATATGGAGAACCTATTCCATCCAGACTTAATGCCGATGCAAAGATAGAGATGGCGAAGATCATGCGCTTTGAGTATAATGCTTCCGCCAAGCAAATCCAGAGGATGCTGAAACTCGACTCAATAATTCTTACGGCACTTTTCCAGAAATAA